AGACAGCCGCTTTAAAGAATGATAAAATTCCTACAACATTAGATACGATAGTAAATAACCCTAAAAATAAAATGAGTAAAATGGCTACTGTTACAACTTTGGATAATAGTGGAACTCAACATTTGAAAGTTGTAGAAGATTCTAAAATGATAGTTAGAAATGGTCTATTTTCAGATAGTATGAAACTTAAAAAAATTGAACACAATGTAAGTTCTAGTTCTAATACTATCACTATAAATGGTTTAACAGGAGAATATGATTATGCTTCAATACTATCAGATAATACTATTTTAGAAATAGACGGTTATCACTATGTTGTAGCATCGGTTACTGCTAGAAATTATACATTAACAACTCAAACTTTTACAATAGATGCTAGAAAAACCGTAAACAGTAATGTTTTTGTTGGTGGCAATACAGTACATTCCTTTACTAACGTTGATTGCTACATAGTTCCATATTCTAATAATAAATTGAATGTTGAGTTTGCGTCAGATACAACAGTAAGACACGACCAAAGCGATAGATTAACTTTAGAGAATAGAACAATAGAAGTCAAGAATACAAAATTATACAATTCAAGGTTATCAATAACTAATAAAACGGGACATGATTTAAGAGTAAATTATGGAGATAAGATACATAAATATTTGACTGTTTTAGAACCAACAAAACAATATTATCAGAAAACCCCTATTTCTAGAATGTATTATTATAATGGTAGTTTCACATTAAATGAAGAAATATTTAACGGTAATGTGGAAGATATAGAATCTAAAAATGAAAATGGAATGATGACATATACTATTTCAGGAAGGGATGATGTCGCTAAATTGTTGACTACTACTGTTAATAAAAATCTTAATTTTTCTTCAGATATTATCAAATCTTCCTTAAATCCTAATTTAACATTAACTCAAGTTACCGGAACGATAGATAGTATTGCTACTAGTATTAATAGTAATACTGCAAACACAACTGTTACAGTAAGTGGTGATAAGACTAGTTTACTTACAAAATATACTTTATTATTCGATACAAACAAAGTTTTGATAGGAGAAGTTGATAGTATAACCCATTCATCAGGAACTAGCACAATAACATTATTAGATAATTCATATGTTTCTATAAGTAATGGAACAACATATTACTATTATAATCCATTTACGACAGGTAATTATTTATCTCTTAATAAAGCCATGTCATCTAATAAATTAATGTCATTGAGACCAACTACTTTAGAAGGGGCTTCTGAAAAAGGAATAGGAATAAAACAAGGATTTTCTTTTAATCAATCTTTAGAATTAGAAGATATTAGTATGAATAATTTACTCCAAACAGAAAATAAAATGGGTTATGATTTACATAGTATAGATTCAATTAGTGAATTTGATTCGAAATTTTTATTTCAACTAGCAGAAGAAAATGAAATATATGTTAATAAAGCAATAAAAATGATTCAAAGTTCTAATTATATGTCTGTCGTAGATATAATTGAATCGGAAACAAATAAAACTAGTATAAATGTAAGTCCTATTTTTCCTGTTTCTTTAGGGCTAATAGATGAAAATTCTTCCGATACTAGAATTAATTCTAATCACACTAAATCGGCTAGTATATATTTATTAAATACTAATTTACCTAGAGGTGGCTATATACATAGACTAGATAATACGTTTAATAATTTTTACACATCAAATGATATTTTTAGATATATTGATTTACAATCTTTTAATTCTGGAACAATTAATTTTAATGATTCTAATAGTATATATTTAAATGGTAAAAAACCTAGCAAAATATGTGGCTATACACTAGCACATAATATTAATATCGAAGGAACAGATAAAAATACAGCGATTACTACCAATAATAATTTAATACAAAACTTTACTGAAACGGGAACTACTAATACAGTTACAACCGCGAATGCATTGAATACAAGTAATTATTGGGAAACAAATGCACTTTCTTCTGATACACGAAATAATATATCTAATATTAGCACTAACGGTCAAAAATTTATTCAAAAAGATTACAGAACTAGAACTTATAGTTTCTTTTCGATAGGTGATTTGTTTCCTGATTCTTATTTACGTTACAACCATATTTCATACAATGGAAGTTCAAATCAAATTGTTAATTATGGGATGTTGTGGGAAGGTGTGGGAACTAATACAGACCAAATGACACACAGTAATTATCAAGGTAAAACTAGTTCAGTATCTATTCAGGATAAAGATTATGATACGTCTTTAATATCTGAATCAACAATAGCACAAACTAGAAATTTAAGAAGATGGGGTGTAATTAGATTGATAGAATCAACATTCGATTGGCATTTTAACCCAATAGATTCAGATGCACTAAAAAGTAGGAGTGAAATACCTAGAGTACCAATAACTCAAATAGATAGATTTACAGATTATGTTAGTCCCAGTTGGAGTCAACCTGTAAATGCACCTGCTTATGCATTGAAGTTTTCTTCCGATGATTATTTGTATAGTCTTGGAGATACCTCTTTATTTGGTAGTAGTAATAGTGGGGTTAATTTTACTTTAGCGTATTTGGCTAGTCCTAATTTAGCACTCACTAATTTGGGTGAACGTTATTTTTCTTATAACTATTTAAAGAATGGTAGTGCGGTTGGGTTTGAGCCGCATAATGTATTTCTTCCAATATTCTCAGACATAGTTTCTGCTACTAATGATTTAGATTTAACAGAATCGGCATTACATTATGGTGTAAAATCTAATACTCCGAGTGCAACAGTAAATGGCGGATTATCGGGAGGTTCTCTTTATCATATTTCATCAGTTTTATCAGCAATGGCATCTCCTTTATTTGATAATTCTAACGCAATAATTACGCCACATTATTACGCTGACTTCCCTAATACAACTATTTATGATAACTGTATCGCTGTGTTTAAGAATATTAAAAATATTACTAAAAAAGATGAGTCTAATTCATATGACTATGATTCTAGTAGTAAATTAACAATAAATACTAATTATAATGCTACTAACGTATTCTTCACTTCGGGTCATACTAATGGAAATAAACAAACACAACATTCTAAAAATCTATTAGTTAGAGGCAGAAATACTGGTATTGATTATACAGGTACAAGGCACTTACCTACTACTTTCTTAGGAATGAAAACTGAAAATTATCCTATGATAAGAGGTACAGAAAATATTAATGAAAATAATACAAGTGATGCTAATACTGTACATAGTGAGCAGTCAACTGGTGATGAATATGGTAAAATGTTTTCAGCGCAAATGTTAATAAAACCACAATTTAATATTGTTTCAGGTGATTATAGTAGTAATCCTAGTGTTATAACTAGAATTATGGATAATAGTTCTAGTCATCATTGGCTACACTATATGGTAGATTTAACAGGACAATACATAGTTGGCCCAAATATAACTACAAAGGGTACTCCATCATATATTGGTAAAATAATTAGCCATACTAAAAAAGTAGTTAGTAACAAATGGCAACATACAATTACTTTCGATAAAGATTTTACTGATGTGGGTACATATAGATTAATGAGAATATCAGAAACCACATTCGATGAAACACCTGATTTATTTGAAATTAATGTAATGGATGATTCGGGTTTACAACACGATAAAATATTTGCAGATTTTAAAACTGGGGATATAGAAGGAGATAGTAAATCAACTGATTCGGAAGGAATATATTCAATGCATATGTTATTAGAAATAGATACGGCTAATACATATTTAGAAAGAAGGCTATTTACTAACATGGGTATGTTTACCGATGGAGAAGAGATTGATTGTTTTATTAGCGATGGTATAAATGAACAAAAGAAATCTTTGTCTGTTACTAAAACTAATACTTCTCTTAGGTTTAAATATGATGGTAGTATAAGCGGAAACGGTTGTGTATCTTTCGGAAAAATAAACTCTATAACAATCCCAAAAAAGATAAATATAACACCAAAAAAATGTTTTATTGGTTCAACTGTTAATATTAGTTCTAAAATAAATAATGCTATTGAAGAAATAGCAAAAGAATCCGGTTTAGATATGAATTATGAACAAAGTCTTAAAGAATATACAACTAATTTAGTAGATTCAGTTAATGGTAATGTAATAACCTGTGTAAATAAACCAATTGGAGTTGATGTAAATGATGTTATTTACACTCAAGAAGGTTATTTAGTAGGTAAAGTTACTGTCGTTGGCAATACTACTATAACATTTGATAATATTGTTTTTAGTCCTTCTTCGTATGACGAATTAATTAAACGTAATAATAAAATATTTATTTCAGATGCACAATTTGAAGACGTAGATTCATTCACTGCAATTAATCATTTGGCTAGTAAAAGAGGATTAGATTATAAAATATCTAATGGTGAAATAGTAGCGAAGAATATAGAAGACGTTCATAGTCTTAGGAGATTTTCTATTAGTTATAAATCGGGACATAATTTAATTTCAGTAGAAAGTAATAAATCTTTATTGGATAAAGCAAATAAAATAATTGTAGTTGGTGATGGTGTCAAAGCAGAATCAGAAATACCTACTACTAAAAGGACTAGAACTATTCGTCATGTGGATTCTTCGATTAAATCATTATCGGATGCGAAAATAAAAGCAACACAATTGTTAGAAATACATAATGCAGATATAAGAAAAATAAAATTAAAAATACAAAAAGAAGGATTAGAATTATTAGAAGCGGGAGATATTTTAACTTTGGATTTCCCGAATCACGACATACCAATTAATGATTATCAAGTCTTTGAAATTGAAAATATCTTGGATGGGGTATCAACAATTACAGTTGGAACTTTTAATAAAACAATTGCCGAAAGATTAGGAGAACTTTCTAGTAATCAAACAAGAAGTTCATTTACTTTATTCGGTAAAAATTCTGTACAGAGTGTTGTAGGAAAAAGCGTATTTGATTCGTTTACAATACAAAATGGTACGATAGAATACAAAATAACTGCTTCTTCTGAAACTACTAATTTAGGATTTAACAATCCATTAGGGTTCAGCACATTGTTAGGATTTGGGTCAGGTTCAACAACAGTATTAAAGACCTACAAGAGTGAAAAGGATGTATAAGTATGATAGTGAATGCAGGTAAAGAAGAAATCGCGGCTTCTCATATAGTCGCTAATTATAGAACAATAAAGATAGGTGATGGTTCGGATAGCACTTCTCCTTCACAACTTAATTTAGACCATGCCGTTTATACACACGCAACAGAAGTTACGCCAACTAGAATAGGTTCGACTTTAATTTGGAATGTAGATTTCTTAGGTTCTCAAATACCAACTTCGGGTGTTAGTGAATTAGGAGTGTTCCATAAAACATCAGGAGAAATGTTAACAAGAGTAACATTCACTAGCACAGGCGTAGTCGCGGCATCTGATACGGTATCTTTTACAATTAGAGTGGAGTTGAAATAATGGTTAACAATACAGGATTTATTAGTAGATTAGGGGCTGATACACAATTAGTAGATGGGACAGATGCAATACATACAGGTATAATTAAAACTCTTAATGCTTCTATGGGAGAAAATAGAATTTTAAGTGGGTGTAATATTACACAAGGAACTTCAAGTAGTCATACTTCTTATCTAATTAGTTCTGGAACTTTCTTACGAAACGGAAAATTCCAATCTATATCTTCTTCAACCGTAACTACTACTTCAAGCACAGGCACTCCAAATAGTGTAGATTGGTATGGACTATTAGTTATACAAGCGAACAATACATTTGCTTGGAGACATGGCACATCATCAGGAAAAGGAAATAATAGCACTGCTACGGTAGCAGAATTAACAGCAGGGGATATTCCTATTGCTATGATTCAATATGATAAGGACGATGCCGCAAATGTCTCAAATCGTAAAGTTCAATATCTAACCTATACACAAGAATCGAGAACATTTTCTGCTATAAATAGTGGTGCAGAAACTATGAGAATTAATCCCGATGGAACATTAACAAAAGGTTCTGCTACTATTACTCTTCCTTCTTCGACAGGAACTTTGGCGAGAACTGCCGATGTAACTTCTTCAATTGCCGCTATTTCCACAGGAAACGGAGGTCTAATTCCATCAGCAGGTAGTGCCGGAGAGTTCCTAAAACATGACGGAACTTTCGGAACACCCGCTTATATTTCTAATACTAATACTCAAAATGAATATGCTACATCTTTTGTGGATTCTTCTGATGACATATTATTAAGATTAACAGAAAGTGGTGCGGGTTCAGGAACTCAAGATATTAAGTTTGTAGCGGGTTCTAATGTTACACTTACACATACTGATGCAAATAATATTACGATTGCTTCTACTGATACAAATACCCAACTAACTTTACTAGATGAAGATAACATGGCTTCTGATAGTGCAACAGCAGTAGCAAGTCAACAATCAATAAAGGCGTATGTTGACGGTCAAGTTTCAGGATTAATTGATTCTTCCCCTTCTGCTCTTAATACTTTAAATGAATTAGCCGCCGCATTAGGGGATGATGCTAACTTTGCTACAACCACTTCAACGGCTTTAGGAAACAGATTAAGAATAGATTCTGCAAGTCAAAACTTGACAGCAACACAAAAATCTAACGCTATTACTAATTTAGGATTAGGTGCTTCTGCTACCTTAGCAACGGGTGCTATTGCTGATGGAGGCACAGGGTTGGCTACGGCAGACCAAATACATACTTTCGTAACGGGATTAGGATACACTACTAGTTCACAAATATCAACAGAAGCAGTGCAAGATATTGTAGGTGCTATGTTTACTAGCAATACAGAAACAAGAGTCGGTGCTACTTACGATGATACTAGTGGTAAAATCAATGTTGTTGTTGATGACATGACAGCAGATACCAATAAATTTCTTTCCGGTTTATCTTTGAGTGGAGGAACAATAACTGCTACTGTATCGGGGGGAACAAATCAGACTCTAGATATTTCAGCAATAAATACAGATACAAATACTAACATTGGAACTACTGATATTATTAGTGGTTTAACTGCATTGTCTAGTATAGATATAGCAAATGATAGTTTAATTTTCCGTG